ACTGAAGCATCTTCATTTTCTAAACAAGCAAGTGATTCTAATTTTTCAATTAGAGGTTTGGAAAAATTACCAGAATATTCTAAATTGATATCTAATTGGGTCATTACTAAAAATACATATGAAAATTTACTAGAAAAGGAAGACAATGTATTCTTATACATGGATCCACCTTATGAAATTAAACATAATCTATATGGTAGAAAGGGTAAACTTCATAAACATTTTGACCATGATTACTTTGCTTCTGATTGTAACTCAAGTCAAATGAATATTCTTGTAAGTTATAATTCAGATCAGTTAGTTAAAGATAGATTTGAATCATCAAAGTGGAATGTTAGTGAGTTTGATTTAACATATACTATGAGATCTGTTGGAACTTATATGAGAGATCAGAAGGATAGAAAAGAACTTATGCTTTTTAATTATGACCTATGAATTGAAGGATTGGCTTAACTCAATAAATTTAACAAAAGAAGATTTATTAGAAAGAGATCCTACTGCTAAAAAAACTTATCCACCATACATTATCAATCGTTGTTTGTCTGGACATTTAGATTGTGTCTTGTTTGTTAATGAAATGAACAAATATCACTTCCTAGATAAAGACCTTCAATATTCTTTTTATCTAAATACTGTGAGGAAAAGAAAGCGATTTTCTCCTTGGCTTAGAAAGGATAAAATAGATGATTTAGACTGTGTTAAAAAATACTATGGTTATAGTAATGAAAAAGCATTGCAAGTCTTGAAAATTTTATCAAATGAGCAAATACACTTTATTAAACAACGACTTGAAATTGGTGGAAAAAAATGACTCAAAGTATTGAACCTCAGGTTAATTGGTCTCAAGAAAAAATGGTTGAGGTGAAATTGAATGAACCAGATGATTTTCTTAAAGTAAGAGAAACCCTAACAAGAATTGGGGTTGCGTCAAGAAAAGAAAAAAAACTTTACCAAAGTTGTCATATTTTGCATAAGCAAGGTAAATACTTCATAGTACATTTCAAGGAGTTATTTGCTTTAGATGGAAAGTTCGCTAACCTTACTATTAACGATGTTCAGCGTAGGAATCGTATTACTCGTCTCCTTTCTGACTGGGGCCTCATTAGTATTTTAAAAGAAGATTCAGTAGTAGACATAGCACCACTAAACCAAATTAAGGTTTTACCTTATAAGGAGAAGCACGAGTGGAAGTTAGAACAGAAATATAATATAGGAAAGAAAACAAAAGTAGAGGAAACAGTATCATAGAGTAGAGTTGTCCACCTATACTTTTAGATTACTTCTTGTATAATTAGTAGTGTGAATGCTTAACAGGTTCACATTCTAAAACACTCGCTTTTTAAAGGAGACACAATTATGGACAACCCTTTTGGTGTACAAAGATATGGTACTGCTGATCTTGAATCTTTAATGGATAGGATCACTAAAAACAGTATTGGTCTAGACACTTACTTTGAAAATATTTTCAATGTAACTAATCAAGTAAATTATCCACCTTATAATATTGTTCATGTAAACAATGTAGAATCTAGATTAGAGATTGCTCTAGCTGGATTTAAGAAAAAAGAAATTAAAGTTTACACTGAATATGGTAAGTTAGTGGTAGAAGGAACTAAAGAAAGTAAAGAAGAAGAGGAATATCTACACAGAGGTCTTGCATCAAGATCATTTAGAAGAGAATGGTCTCTTTCTGATGACATAGAAGTAAAGGATGTTACTTTTGCAGATGGACTATTACTTGCTAAACTAGGCAAGATAATTCCAGAACATCATACTAGAAAAGACTATCTTTAAGACTTAGGGGGTGACAACCCCCTTTTTTTATGTTATACTACTATTAACTGTTTAAAAACATGACAATAAAACTTGCATTATTGAAATCAGGAGAGGAAGTCATTTCAGATATAGATGAAATGGTAACTGATAAACAAGCAGTGGTTGGATATTATTTTACAAATCCTTGTAGAGCAATACTTACAACATCTGAGATTGAAGTTGATGAGGAACAAGCACTTGATAAGAAACCTGTATCAATCAAACTCATACCTTGGTTGCCTCTTGCTGATGAAGAGAAAATACCTGTGGTAGCAGATTGGGTTATTAGTATAGTAGAACCTCAACCAAAACTCAAAGAATTATACACCAAAGCATGTGAAAATTATGAAAAAAGAAAATCTCAAAGTAATAGTTCTACTGACTAAGGAAGTACTAGTAACACAGATAGAGGAAGTTCAGAGTGAACTAGGTGAACCTGATTGCAAATTAACTGAACCATTTGTTATTAATGATGATGGTACTCTATCTCCTTGGTTATTAAATTTAACAACTCAAAATACTTTTATGATGTCATCTGATAAGATATTGACTTTGGTAGAACCTAATAGTAAAATAGTAAAGAAGTATGAGGATGTGATAGCAGAATGAGATTCTATACCAATGTCCAAATGATTGGTAACAACTTTTTGGTACGTGAGGTTGTTGATGGCAAGAGAGAAATATACAAGGAAGCATATTCACCAACATTATATGTAAAGTCAAATAAGGAGACAAATTATAAAACACTTAATGGTGAGAGTGTTACACCAATTAAACCTGGTACTGTAAGGGATTGTAGAGAGTTTTTTAAGAAGTATGATAATGTAGATGGATTTAAGATATTTGGTAATAACAGATATGTTTTCCAATACCTGTCTGATAAGTATCCTCAAGATGAAGTAAAGTTTGATATCAAACATATTAATCTTGTGACAATGGATATTGAGGTTCAGGCTGAACAAGGATTCCCTGATCCAGAATCTTGTTCTGAAGAGATGTTGACAATATCATTACAAGATTATTCCACAAAAAAGATTACAACATGGGGTAGGAAACCATATGTTGCTACTCAGGAAAATGTAACTTATTATCATTTTGATGATGAGATTGATATGCTTAATTCTTTCTTATATCATTGGTCTAAAAATCCACCTGATGTTATTACTGGATGGAATGTCAGATTGTATGATATACCATATCTTTGTGGCAGAATTAGTAGGATCATGGGAGATAAGAAATGTAAATTACTATCACCTTGGGGATTAGTGTCACAAGATGAAATCTATATTTCTGGTAGAAAATATAATGTTTATGATATTGCTGGTATGACAACTCTTGATTATCTTGAGTTGTATAAGAAGTTTACTTATAAAGCACAAGAGTCTTATAGGTTGGATTATATTGCTGGTGTAGAGTTGGGACAAAAGAAATTAGATCACTCTGAGTTTGATACCTTTAAAGAATTTTATAAAGGCAACTGGAAGAAGTTTGTAGATTACAACATCATTGACGTTGAACTTGTTGACAGACTTGAAGACAAGATGAAACTAATTGAACTTGCATTGACTATGGCATATGATGCCAAGGTTAACTATCAGGATGTAATGTATCAAGTAAGAATGTGGGACACTATCATCTATAATTATTTGAAGAAAAGAAACATTGTCATACCACCAAAAGATAGAAGTGAGAAGGATGAAAAGTATGCTGGTGCTTATGTAAAGGAACCAAAACCTGGTAAGTATGATTGGGTTGTCTCTTTTGACTTGAATAGTCTATATCCTCATTTGATTATGCAATATAATATTTCACCAGAAACTTTGGTGGAAACAAAACATCCCAGTGCAAATGTTGATGGACTCCTCAATCAGGATATAGATATAAGTAGTGAATATGCAACTTGTGCAAATGGTGCTCAGTATAGGAAAGATATAAAAGGATTTCTTCCTGAGTTAATGGAAAAGATGTATGCAGAAAGAGTTGTCTTTAAGAAAAGAATGTTAGAAGCAAAACAAGCATATGAAAAAACTCCAACTAAATCCCTTGAGAAAGAAATTGCCAGATGCAATAATATCCAAATGGCTAAGAAGATCTCTCTTAACTCTGCTTATGGCGCTATCGGTAACCAGTATTTTAGGTACTACAAGCTTGCCAATGCAGAAGCAATCACATTGTCAGGTCAAGTCTCAATAAGATGGATTGAGAACAAGATGAATGACTATCTAAATAAATTATTAAATACAGAAGAAATTGACTATGTTATTGCATCAGATACAGACTCTATATACATCAATTTTGGTCCTCTTGTTGATAAATTTTTTAATACTAAACTTGATGATAAAGCTAAGATTGTTTCCCTTTTGGACAAAGTGTGCCAAGACAAACTGGAGCCATTTATTGATAGATCATATCAAGAGTTGGCAACTTACGTAAATGCTTATGATCAGAAGATGTTCATGAAAAGAGAGAACATTGCTGATAGAGGTATATGGACTGCAAAGAAAAGATATATTTTAAATGTGTGGGATAGTGAAGGAGTAAGGTATGAAGAACCTAAACTAAAGATGATGGGTATTGAAGCTGTTAAGTCTTCAACACCTGCACCTTGTAGGGCAATGATTAAAGATGCCTTGAATATTATGATGAGTGGCACTGAAGAAGATGTAATCAAATTTATAGATGAGTCTAGAGATAAATTTAAAAAACTACCACCAGAAGATATTTCTTTTCCTAGAACAGTGTCTAATGTTAACAAACATAAGTCATCTTCTAGCATATATGCTAAAGGAACTCCTATTCATGCAAGGGGAGCACTCCTTTATAATCATCATATAAAAGATAAAAAATTAGATAACAAGTATTCTTTAATCAACAATGGTGAAAAGATAAAGTTTTGTTATCTAAAAAAACCTAACTGGATTCATGAAAATGTCATATCCTTTATCTCAGACTTCCCAACTGAGCTAGACCTTGACAAGCATATAGATTATGAACTACAATTCAATAAAGCGTTTCTTGAACCAGTAAAGGTTATACTTGATTCCATTGGATGGAATGTTGAAAAAGTAGTAAACCTAGAATTATTCTTCTCATGAAAGACCAAAACTCAATAGATGCGTCTGAGACAGCATCTCAAAAATATGATAGAGCATTGTCTCTATTCACAGAATCAGTTATGAAACCTGACCATGATTTGCGTGGTTGTGCTCATAATCAAGGTTGTTATGATCAACTTATGGAAATTAGAAATCATGTACTTAAGTATCTTAAAACTCTAAAAGAAGTAACACATCATACAAATCCAGATGAAAGTGATGAAATAGAAACTCAAAAGTTAGCAAGTGAAAAACCATATTACACTAAGTGGAGGTAGTATGTTTTTTGAAAAGGTGAGTCTTGTTACTGGTGGATTTGATCCAATTCACAGTGGACATATATCATACTTCAAGAGAGCAAAGGATCTCTCTAACTATCTTATAGTAGGTCTCAACACTGAAGAATGGTTAACAAGAAAGAAAGGTCAATACTTTCAATCATGGAAAGAAAGAGCAGAAATCATAAGACATTTGAATATGGTTGATGCTGTGATATCATGGGATGATAGTGATGATAGTGCTAGAGGTGCAATTAGAAAATGTTTAGAAATTTCTAAAGAAGTTATTTTCTGTAATGGTGGTGATAGAGGATCAAGTAATACTCCAGAAGTTATGGGATTTGCTAACAATGAAAGAGTTAGATTTGAATATGGTATTGGTGGCACTGATAAAATGAATAGTAGTTCATGGATTCTCCATGGATACTTTGAAAGACAAAAAAAATTATTAGGAATTTGAAATGGATTTTTTAAAGGAAATTGTAAAAGAGATAGGAGATGACTTCACACAACTCGCATCAGATATTGATGAAACTGAAAAGTATGTGGACACAGGTTCGTACATTTTTAATGGACTTATATCAGGGTCTATATTTGGTGGTGTATCTAATAACAAGATTACTGCAATTGCTGGTGAATCATCTACTGGAAAAACTTTTTTCTCCCTCGCAGTGGTTAAGAACTTCCTTGATTCTAATCCTGATGGGTATTGTCTCTATTTTGATACTGAAGCCGCAGTTAATAAAGGATTATTGGAGTCTCGTGGTTTAGATTTAGATCGTTTTGTAGTTGTTAATGTAGTGACAATTGAAGAGTTTAGAACTAAAGCTCTTAAGGCAGTAGATATATATCTTAAAACCCCTATAGAAGAACGCAAACCTTGTATGTTTGTGTTAGACTCTTTAGGAATGCTTTCTACAGAGAAAGAAATTAGAGATGCACTAGATGATAAACAAGTTAGAGATATGACCAAATCTCAACTTGTCAAAGGTGCATTCAGAATGTTAACCCTAAAACTTGGACAAGCAAATGTTCCCCTCATTGTCACAAATCATACATACGATGTCATTGGAAGCTACGTACCAACGAAAGAAATGGGTGGGGGTTCTGGACTCAAGTATGCAGCGAGTACAATCATCTATCTCAGCAAGGCAAAAGAGAAAGATGGAAAAGAAGTCATTGGAAATATTATCAAGGCAAAGACTCACAAATCAAGGTTGAGTAAAGAGAATAAAGTAGTTAAGATTAGACTCTATTATGATGAAAGAGGTCTTGACAAATACTATGGTCTTCTAGAACTAGGAGAGATAGGTGGATTATGGAAGAACATAGCAGGTAGATATGAGATCAATGGTAAGAAAGTTTATGGTAAACAAATACTTGCCAATCCTGATGATTACTTTACTCCAGAAGTTATGCAAGCTCTAGAAGAGACTGCAAATAAGGAGTTTAGTTATGGAACAAATTGAGTTTCTAATCCTAAAAAACTTAATACACAATGAAAAGTATTTAAGAAAATCTATACCTTTTATTAAGTCTGAGTATTTTGAAGATGCTCATCAGAAGATGGTGTATGAAGAGATATTTTCTTTTGTAGAAAAGTATAATGAGTTACCTACAAAAGAAGTATTAACTATTGAAATTGAAAAGAGAAGTGATATTAATGAAGACTCATTTAAGAGTGTTACTCATTTAATTAGTTGTCTTGATGAAAGTCCTGTAGAGAATGAATGGTTAGTTGATACTACAGAAAAATGGTGTAGAGACAGAGCTATATACTTGGCATTATTAGACTCTATTGCAATAGCTGATGGAAAAGATGACAAAAAAGGAAGGGATGCTATTCCTTCTATTCTCTCTGATGCTTTGGCTGTTTCTTTCGATAATCATATAGGACATGATTATCTCCAAGACTATGAGGAAAGATATGAGTTCTATCATCAGAAAGAAGAGAAGATTCCATTTGACTTGGAGTTCTTCAACAAGATTACAAAGGGTGGTCTCCCAAATAAAACTCTTAACATCGCTCTTGCTGGCACTGGTGTGGGGAAGTCTTTGTTCATGTGCCATGTTGCTAGTGCATCTCTACTCCAAGATAAGAACGTACTTTACATCACCATGGAGATGGCAGAAGAAAAGATAGCAGAAAGAATAGATGCAAACTTATTGAATGTTGGAATACAAGATATTGTAGATTTACCTAAACCTATGTTTTCTAGTAAGGTAGATAGTATTACTAAAAAGACAATGGGTAGTTTAGTGATTAAAGAATATCCTACTGCATCTGCACATAGTGGACATTTTAAAGCATTATTGACTGAGTTATCCTTGAAAAAATCTTTTAAACCTGATATAATATTCATAGATTATCTTAATATTTGTGCCTCTTCCAGATACAGAGCAAATGGCAATGTCAACTCTTACTCGTATATCAAAGCGATTGCTGAAGAACTTAGGGGATTGGCAGTTGAAACCAACGTCCCCATTGTCTCAGCTACTCAAACTACTCGTTCTGGTTTTGGTAGCAGTGACGTTGAGCTTACTGACACAAGTGAGTCCTTTGGCTTACCTGCTACTGCTGACCTTATGTTTGCCCTTATTTCCACGGAAGAACTAGAAGGTTTAAATCAAATATTAGTAAAACAATTAAAGAATAGATATAATGATCCTACAATTTATAAGAGATTTGTTGTAGGTATTGATAGAGCAAAGATGAGATTATATGATTGTGAACAGAGTGCACAGAATGATCTGATTGACACTAACCAAGATCAAGAGTATACTAAAGAGGAAAAACTAAAACCAAAATCATCATTTTCTGATTTTAAGTTCTAATG